CGGCTGATTTAACGGTGTTGATGGAGTTGACAGATACTGCATCATTGTCTAATAGGATTAACCTTAAATTAAATGCAACTGATACGGCTTCATTATCAAATCGAATAAATGCAAAGCTAAATATATCTGATACGGCATCAATGCTTTCACCTTACTTTCGTGATGCGGATACAACATTATTAAATCTTACATCAAGATTTTCGGCAAAGCAAAACACTTTAACATTAACCACAACCGGCACAAGTGGAGCGGCAACATTGACAGGAGCAACTTTAAACATTCCCCAGTATAGCGGTGGAGGAGGAGGAAGCGGAACAGTTACCAGCGTTGGAAGTGGTTACGGTATTACTGGTGGACCAATTACAACAACAGGTACATTGACTCTTGATTCGGCTACGGTGTATGACTTTGTCAGAGATAGCATTGTAGATGTACAGATAGGCAATGACACCATAAAAATATTAAAGCAAGAATACAATCCTGCATTATCCGATACTTTAACTTGGACAGTTACAAGTAAATTCCCTATTCAACTAAGAGCATACATTTTATTATTTAGAAATGGGCAATTGCTTATTAATGACCAATATTCTATTATTGACACAAACAAAATAAAAGTAGCTGCATCATCCTACAAGGTTGGTGAAAATTATACAGTTGTTACGGTGTCAGGAATTGGTTCAGTTTCATCCGGACAAGGCAACCCAGTTTATCCTGAGGCAGGCATTGCTTTGTCCACAGGCACAACATGGACAACTTCAATACCTAATAATTCAACGAATTGGAATACTGCCTTTACCGATAGATTAAAATGGGATGGTGGCAGCACAGGACTTGTAGCCGCAACAGGTAGGACAAGTTTGGGAGGAACTACGATAGGGCAATCAATGTTTACTTTAACAAATCCTTCTGCTATCTCATTCCCACAATTTAACGCTGATAATACTATTACTGCTTTGTCATCTGCAAGCTTCAGAGGTGCAATTGGAGCAGGCACTGTAACAAGTGTTACGGCTTCTGGCACATCAGGAAATCCAATATCAATTACCAATACAACTACCACACCAGTCATTGAATTGCTAAGTGCTACAAGTGGAAGGAATGGTTATTTAACCTCAACGGATTGGACTACTTTTAATAATAAACAAAGTGCTTTATCATTTACATTACCATTATTGAATACAAGTAATACAATATCTATTAATGATGCCTTAGAGAATGGCACTACAAAAGGTGTTTCAACTTATAATGGTAATGATTTTAATGCAATGTCTGGAGTTATATCAATTGATTACACAAATGCAGTATCTGCAAGTGGCAGCAGTAAGGGATTTTTGTTACCTGCTGATTGGACTACATTTAATAATAAACAATCACAATTAAACGGCACAGGTTTTGTTAAGGCATCTGGTACAAGTATAACTTATGATAATTCAACCTATCTTACTACATCATCCGCAGCATCAACGTATTTGCCGTTGACAGGTGGGACGTTGACGGGTGCTTTGAGTGGGACATCAGGAACTTTTACTTCTATAAATGCAAATAATTCATCAGATGCAATTATAGGTTTACAACCAGGAGATAATAACTTAGCATCAAAAATACAATTTAAACATTTTGGTACAATAAGACAAGAAATAATTAAACCAAATAGTACAGGAAATTTGCAATTTAGAAGTTATCCAACTGGAACTGCAACAGGTGGATATGAATTTTATGTATCAAATGGGAGTGCTGAATCATTAGCAGCAACTATTGGTACTGATAAATCATTGTCATTAACAGGCACACTTGCCGTTACAGGAGCAACTACTTTATCCAACCTTGCAGGCACAGGCAATCGCATGGTCATTGCTGGGTCAGGTGGTGCATTATCTACTCAGGCTATACCCACAGGCACAGTTACAAACGTAACAGGTACTTTGCCAATATCTGTTGCAACTGGAACTACCACACCATCTATTACAATTGCAAATGCTTCAGCTTCTGCCGATGGAGTAGTTAATACGCAAACGCAAACATTTGCAGGCTATAAAACTTTTAATGATGGAATTAATACTACATTTATTAACACTAATTATTATACAATTCGATATAGAACTGTTACTTCAGCAACAAGTACAGTTGCATCAAATGATATTTATTTAAATTGTAATCGTTCGGGTACTATTACGTTAACTTTACCAAGTGCAGCTTCTTTTCCAGGTAGATTAATTTATATAAAAACAATTAATAATAATGTCATTTCAAATATTGCAAATGTAATTCCATTAGCTGGAGGTAATGCTGGGCAAGCTATATTAGATGCAACGGCTGGTAAATGGTGTACACTAATGAGCGATGGTACTGATTGGATTATTATTCAAGCAAACTAAATAAAAACATAAACATGAAACAACTCCTTTTCCCTCTCCTCTTTCTCCCTTGCCTTGCCTTGGCACAGTACCCAGCCAATGCGGGGCAGAAGATAACGCTGGGAGAACAAACGACGGCCGATGGGCTTATTTTCAGGGGTGTAGCTGCGGATACAACTTTGACTGTAAAAAGTGATACGGCTGCTTACTTTGTCCTTGATACGGTTAATTTAAATTTGTACACATATAAAGCATCTGCAAGTGGCAGAAAGTGGCGACAGTTGGGAGCGGATACGGCAGCTATCGCTTATGTCAATACTTACGGTACGCAGACGGTAAATGGGCAAAAGACATTTAATAACAGACTTATTTCTACCAATGCAATGCACTTTGTTGACACAGCTTTGTCAATTGTCAGCTTTGCCAAAAGAACGGTACAGCCAAATGGCATGGTTGGAGGTGGTAGTGGGGCGCTTAGCACAAAAACTGATTATTCAACAGGTACAAATCCAATTAGCGTAACTGTTGACCCTACGGGAAGATTTGTTTATGTGGCAAATTTTAATAGTAATACTGTGTCAATGTATGTTATCAATCAAAGTAATGGTACATTGAGCACAAAAACTGATTATTCAACAGGTACAAATCCATTTAGCGTAAGTGTTGACCCTACGGGAAGATTTGTTTATGTTGCAAATTATGGTAGTAATAGTGTATCTCAATATTTTTTACAATCTTTTAGCACAGGCGGAGCTTATATTTCAGGGCGGCTATCCGTTGGCGTTGACTCAGCGCAAACAAATTATACAGTTAATATTGGCACAACTTTTAAACAAGATAGCCTTTTTGTTGGTGGCAGAGTTACAGCAGTTGGTTACACGACAAGGTCAGACATTGACTCAAAGGAAAATATTACACCTATAAATTATGGCATAAATGAGGTTATGAAACTTGAACCAGTTTCATACAATTATCTAAATGAAGAAGGTAAATCACTTGGTTTTATTGCTCAAGACATTGGACTTATTATTCCTGAGACAATTTCATGGGAAACACCTTTTTCGGTTTATTATCAATATTTAATTCCTATTTTAACAAAAGCTATTCAGGAACAACAAGCCTTAATCAAGGCACTTGAACAAAGAATTTTAACACTTGAAAACAAATAACATGAAAAAAATACTTTTTTTTATTCTCCTTCCTTTTTTTGCCATTTCGCAAGACATTGTTACCGATACGGTTTACATTGAAAAACAAGGCAATTTATATTATCTTGTAAGTATTACCTCTTTTAGTGATAGTACAGGTATTATAAATAAACAATTACTTGGCGATTCATTACAAGCCTTGCAGACATTTGTTTATGATGCTGAAAAGCAAGTTAATGCAACTGCTATTTATGCGGCTAAAATAATTAATGGAGCAAAGTACAAAAAAAGGATACAATATTTCAGCAATTTACACCAACAGTTAAGCGGCAAAAGTATTTATGTATCAACAGGTAAAAGGGATTCGGCAAATTTGGCTGGAACATGGAATTTAAATTTTAACGGTGAAATTATTCTTGGTGAAATTCAGTTGAATAATAACAACCGATTAATCTTTAACCCTGACAATGGCAAGGTGTACACTATATCATCCAACCTGTTACTCTCGACATTTACCAACCAAATTAGCTTTTCTTTCAATGGTATAAAGTATGATTTGTACAAGTTTGCCAATGGCAAATTTTCAACCATTGAAGGAGATGTTAAACTAATTAAAAAGGAATAGTATGAAATCAATCTTCCTCAACATTCTCAAACAAGGCTACGACTTTATCGCAGTTGCTTTAACTACTGGCATTATTTTTAGTTTTATCTTTCCAATCAAAGATTTTTTGCTATTTACAATTTGTGTTGTCATAGCTGATACAATCACAGGCATCAGGGCATCAAGGAAGGAAGGTCAAAGGATAACCAGTAAAGGACTATATCGCACAACGGAAAAGATAGTCGTATATTTTGTCAGCATCATGATTTTTGAGGGTGCAAAAAATACTTTCAGCATCCCCATTCCCATTACCTACATGGTGGCATCTATGATAGCTGGCACGGAGTTGTTTAGCATTGCGGAGAATGTGAAGCGGATAACGGGTGTGAATCTTGGAACAGTAATAATTAGAATTTTTAGAAGATAATTTTTAACCCATCAAATTCATTATTATGTCAAACGAAGTTTTAGGAATTAAGGAAACAAAGGAAGTCCTTACATTCGGTTTTGATCTTCTTGAGGCTATTTTAAAAAGCCTT